ATGACAACAGATTAGCTCGATCTGTCTGTCCACCTTACTTTTTGAGACTTGAAAGAATGTTGGCTGGTATGCTTACTCGTAAGCCAGTAAGACTAAACGAGACAGGAGATGCAATTAGAGAACAACTGTTCAACGTAGATTTGCAAGGTAATGATCTTAATGTTTGGACATATGAGACAGCAAGAAAAATGATTCGTTATGGTCATGTTGGTGTTTTGGTAGATGCACCAGCAACTGGTTCTAATGGCAGACCATACTGGGTTACATATACACCTAGAGATATTCTTGGCTGGCGAACAGAAATGGTAAATGGCGAAATGCAATTCACACAGTTAAGGCTGCAAGAAAAAGTATCTGAGCCAGATGGTCTTTATGGCGAAAAGATTGTAGAGCAAGTTCGTTTGCTTACACCCGGCAATTTTGAAATACATAGAAAAGCAAAGACAGGTAAGTTTGTAAAAGTAGATGAAGGAACAATGCCAGTAGACAAAATACCTTTTTCTGTTGCTTATTCCAACAGAGTGATATAGCAGAACTAAATTTAAAAGCTTATCAAATACAATCTGATCTTGATAACCAATTACATATTTCTGCTGTACCAATGCTGGCCTTTTATGGCTTTCCACAAAATGCTGAAGAGGTGTCGGCTGGTCCGGGCGAAGCTATTGCATTCCCAGCAGATGGTCGTGCTGAATATATTGAACCAGACGGGAAAAGTTATGATGCACAGTTTCGTAGATTAGACAGATTAGAAAGTCAAATTAATGAATTAGGTCTTGCAGCAGTACTTGGTCAAAAGTTATCTGCAGAAACAGCAGAAGCAAAACGAATAGATAGATCGCAAGGCGATTCAACAATGATGGTTGTAGCTCAACAGATGCAAGACATGATTGATAACTGTTTAATGTTTCATGGTCAATATATAAATTCTGAAGCTGGAAGTTGTTTTGTAAACAGAGACTTCCTATCACAAAGACTTGAGCCATTAGAGATACAAGCATTACTTACACTTTACACTTCTGGTTCTATTACACAGAAAACACTTCTTGATCAACTTACTGAGGGCGAGGTTCTTGGCGATGAGTTTGACGTTGAGGAAGAAATAGAAGCAACGCAAACTGGTGGCATGGTTGAAATGGCACAGCCAAAACAAGAAGCAGAACCAGACGAACCAGAGCAAGATGAAGAGTAATCTATGTCAACACCCGAAACTTTTTACAGAGAGGCGATTGATTTAAACCGCTACAGCAACCAAGTTGCTAGACAGATTGTTACGAATTACAACAATGTAATTTTAGATTTAACAAATAAATTGGCAACTATAGATGAAGTAACAGCACCAGCTACTGTCGCAAGAATTAGAGCTATGTTGGTGCAAATGAAAGAAAGTCTTGAAAGTTGGTCTAATGCAAGTGCAGTTTATTTAGCAGACGAACTACAAGGTCTTGCTGTATTCCAAACAGAATTTGTAAAAGATCAACTTGAAAGGGTATTACCAAAAGGTACTGTTGGAGTTAACTCTGTACAAATATCTCCTGATTTTGCTCGCAGTATTGTTTTTACTGACCCAACAGAAGTAAATATATTAACCTTACCAACTGATTTAGAATCTTCTGTTCAGAGAACATTTAACCTTACTGCGGCAAAAGGTTCTGCAATTACTTTACCAAGCGGTCAAGTAGCAGAAAAAGCTTTTCGTGGAATATCTACAAAACAAGCAGAATTAATTTCAAGTCAGATTCGTATTGGTATTACAGAAGGCGAATCTATTCCCAAGATTGCAAAAAGACTAAGAGGTAGATTGCAGTTTGGTGCAAACCAAAACATGACAGCAAAAGCACAAAGACTTGCTGGTGGAGATGGCATGAAGTTAGCAAACAACCAAGTAATGACTATTGTACGAACTTCTGTTAATCAAGTACAAAATTCTGTTAATCAAGAAACATATGCAGCAAATCAAGAGGTTACGCAAAGATATGAATATGTTGCAACTTTAGATGCGAGAACAAGTGCGATCTGCGGAAGTTTAGATGGAAGAATTTTTAAATATGGAGAAGGTCCTATGCCACCACAACATTTTAATTGTAGGTCAACTACTGTTCCAATAATAGATGACGAAGATTTGCGAAAAAAATTTCCTGATACTCGCCCAAGTGCTACTGGCAGAGTGCCACAAGGTATGAATTATGCGACTTGGTTAAAAGATAATCCATCAATACAAACCGATGCACTTGGTAATAAAAAAAGATTTTTTAATTATCTGATTGATAAAAAAAGAAAAAGTCCAAGAGAGGCTTTGCGATTAATAATAAAAGATGATGGAACAGAGCTACCATTAAAAGAGTTAATAAAAAAATACCCAAATGCCACTTAAAAAAGGGAGTCAACCAAAGACAATTACAGGCAATATAAGGCAACTTATGCAAGAAGGTTATGGTAGAAGTCAAGCTGTTGCTATTGCTTTGTCAAAAGCTGGTAAGAAAAAGCAAAAAACAAGACGGAAAACAAAATAAAAGATATGATATTAATAGTTGCTTTGTAAATCATGCCAATGGGAAAGGGTACCTATGGTACAAAGGTGGGTAGACCACCAAAGAAAAAAAAGAAAAAGGGTGGTAAAAAATAATGGCAAAATCACTAGCTGAAAGATTGTCTGAAGCAAAAAAAGCAAAGCAGACACCAAAACCAAAGAAAGATGCGAAAGCTAAGAAGGGTTCCTAAGGACAAAAAAACTGGCATTGCTAAAAAGTATTTGTCAGGTTCAAAAAACCCTGCTGCCAAAGCTGCTGAAATTAAAAGAACAGCAAAGCTTTACAAAGCTGGTGCTTTTATTGATATAAAAGCGGTACAAAAATCAAGAGTTGCCCAAGATGTCACAAAAAAGCAGAAGAAAACCACTAAGCGCCGCCGTAAAAAATAGCCTTAAAAAAAAGGCTGAAGGTACTAAGTTTAAATATGGCGAACTTGCAGAAGTTTACAGAAAAGGTCAAGGTGCATATCTTTCTGGTGGTTCTCGTAATGTACCAATGGCAGCATGGGCAATGGGTCGGGTAAATAGTTATATGAGAGGAGATAAAGCAAGAACAGTTGACATGGCCATATTTAAAAAATATAGAAAAAAATGAGTGACCCTAGAATAAAAAAATTTGGTCTTGCTGGGTTTAATAAACCTAAAAGAACACCAAACCACCCAAAAAAGTCACACGTTGTTTTAGCAAAGGAAGGCGACAGAGTTAAGCTTATTCGTTTTGGTATGCAGGGCGCAAAGAATAAACCACCTAGACAAGGCGAGTCAGATGCAGACAAAGCAAAGCGAAGATCATTTAAAGCAAGACACGCAAAAAATATTGCAAAAGGTAAAATGAGTGCTGCATTTTGGGCTGATAAAGTCAAATGGTCATAAATCTGATATATTAATTTTTAAAGGCTACGCTTTAATTTATGTCAGAAGAAACCAAGGAAGTGGCTACGCCACCAACACCAAACAACACAGAAGTTGAACAGTTAAAAGAATCAATTAAAAAATTAGAGGCAAAAAACTACGAACTGATAGGCAAGCTTCAAAATCAAAAAAAAGAAACAAAGGTTCCAGAGGATTATGAGTCTTTGTTAGCGTTCAAACAAAAACATGAACGAGAACAGCTTGAGAGTGAAGGAAAGTACACAGAAGCTACACAGAAATTAGAGCAACAATATAGAGATAAATCTGCTGAAGATAAAAAAAGAATTGAAGAGTTAACCGCAAGAAACAGGGAGCTTGAACTTATTACCCCTGCAATGCAAGCTTTATCAGAAATAACCCATGACCCAGAGTTGGTATTGAATAATCTTGTACCAAAAGATCAGATGCAGATAAAAGAGGGCATACCAGTTGTCATAGATGGGTACGAACAGTTGCCAGTTCAAGATTATGTAAAAAACAAACTTGAGAAAGAAAAACCCTATCTGTTAAAAAATAAATTACCAACTGGTGGCGGTGCGCCTATTTCAAGACCATCTACTGATAATTTTTCAGAAGATATGTTGAAACCATTTTTAAAAGCAACAGAAGATATTACAGAACAGGGTAGAATCTTTAAGACATATGGAAAAGAAACTTGGCAAAAGTTGAGAGATATTGCCAAAACACGTTAGTATATAAATATTAGGCAAAGCTACGCTAAGTCAAATAGGGTTACGCCCACACCGTTAAAATTATTTTTCAGGACATGGCAGTTCTAAGGAGTGATATTATCATCCCTGAGATATTTACGCCTTATGTCATTGAACAGACCACTCAGCGAGATGCCTTTCTTGCAAGCGGTGTGGTCGCACCAATGGCAGAGCTAAATGCAACAGAGGGTGGTGATTTCGTAAACGTACCTTTTTTCTCCGCAAACTTAAGTGGTGATTTTGAGGTTCTTTCAGATTCTTCTTCATTGACACCCGGCAAGATTTCAACTGATAAGCAAGTTGGAGTTATCTTGCACAGAGGTCGTGCATTTGAATCAAGAGATTTAGCTGCACTTGCAGCAGGATCAGATCCAATGGCAGCAATCGGTCAAAAGATCGGTGCTTACATTGCAAACCAAAGACAAAAAGATTTACTTGCTTGTCTTGATGGAGTATTCGGTTCAATAAATGCTAACGATAGCAACTCTGCTTTCTTTGGTCTTACTATTGATTCTGAGTCAGGCGATACACCAACTGGTTTATCTCCAAAGCACGTTGCAAAAGCAAGATCAATTCTTGGCGATCAAGGCGACAAGCTTACAGCAGTTTGTATGCATAGCAAGGTTTACTATGATCTCGTTGAGAGAAAAATGGTTGACTATGTTCTTGCATCTGATGGAAACGGCGGTTCTGCAACAGCAAGTGGTGGTACTATTGCCCCTGCATATGCTGGTGGAAACGATACAGTTCCAACATACTGCGGACTAAGAGTTATTGTTTCTGATGATGTTTCTACTACTGGTAGTGGTTCTTCAACAGAGTACAGTACATATTTCTTTACTGCTGGCGCAGTAGCAAGTGGCGAGCAAGCTGGTCTAACAACAGAAACAGACAGAGACATTCTGGCTAAATCTGATGCTATGGCTATTGACCTTCATTACACATATCATCCTGTTGGTTCAAAGTGGGCTGTTACAACAACAAACCCAAATAGAACACAACTTGCAACCGTAGCTAATTGGTCGAAAGTTTACGAGACAAAGAACATTGGTATCGTAAGAGCTACCAACGTATCCACTCAAGACTAAAGGTAATTAAATCATGCCAAGTTTATTCGAGGTTAGTGCTGGTAAGTTAGCTGGACCAACAACAGGTGGTACAGTAACCCAAGCAACAAACAAATCAACAGGTGTAACTCTCAATACAGAGAGTGGACAAATTACTATGAACAATGCACAGCTTGATGCTGGTGTTGAAGTTACATTTACAGTAACCAACGATAAAATCGCTGCTACTGATTGTGTCGTAGTTAACCACGGTTCTGGTGGAACTGCTGGTTCTTATCTTGTTGGAGTATCCACTATTGCTGCTGGATCATTCAAGGTAACTGTTACCAATGCTTCTGCTGGTAACTTAAGTGAAGCTATTGTTATTAATTTTGTAGCATTAAAAGGTGCTTCAAGTTAATGGGAATGTTCGCTTTTAAGCGTATGAGAGAACAAGAGGCTGCCAAAGCGGTAGTCTCTGTTCCCTCTAAAAAAAAGAAATCCAAAGTAAAACAAAATGGCAATCACGATAGACGCAACAGTAGGCGGAGCATCAGCTAACAGTTACATTACTTTGGCAGATGCAAATTCAATAATAGAGGGTCTTGTTGCAGATGATGATGTAGCTGCATGGGACGGGTCAAGTAATGATAATAAAAACAGAGCTTTATATACTGCTGCGGTTAGAGTTGACCGAGAAAGATTTTTAGGAGCAAGAGTAACAAATACACAAGCATTACAATGGCCAAGACAAGGTGTAAGAAAACCAGACACCTATATCAATACATATTCAATAGGCTTTCCATTTAGAATATCAACAGATTATTTTGCAGAAACAGAAATACCTGAACAAGTTAAGAAGGCACAAGTCATACTTGCTGTTTACTTGAATAATAATCGTAATGGTTTAGGATTAAGTGGTCTTGAAGATTTTAAAAATGTTAAAATCGGTAATCTTGATGCAACACCTAATTTTTATGGTTCGGTTGGTGCTGATAGAGTACCACCACTATTTGAACGGTACTTTACTGGTTTACGAATAAGTGGACCCGGCAATGTCGCAATTAAAAGGAGTTAACAATGAGCTACTACCCAGCTGCCAAAATTATTAATGATACTGCTGCACATACAGGTCGATTCGGCTGTATAAAAGCATTACAAGATTCTGTTATTAATACGCTTGTAGCAGAAAACATTACAGGCGATTTAACATCTTTGCAGTTTAAATCTAATACTGCCATTGAAGGTGTAATTACAAGTGTCAAGCTTGACAGTGGAACTGTTATTGCTTATCTGATATGAGCCTTGCAAACGCCTTAAAAAAAGCTGCATCAAAGACACTAAGTAAACT